GTTAAGAAACGATTTGTTTAAGCTGTCAAACTTCAAGACAGAAAACGAAACGCGAATGATTGAAAAGATTAAATTTTTAACAGAAGAACTAAACACAAGAGAAAATGGGTAGACCAAGAAAAAAAGCACAAGGATTGGGAGATACAATCGAACAAATCACAGAAGTGACAGGAATCAAAACAGTAGTGAAAGCATTGTTTGGTGATGATTGCGGATGCGATGCTAGAAAGGAAAAGCTGAATAAATTGTTTCCTTACAATAAGATTGAATGCTTAGAGGAACGTGAATTTAACACGCTTACAGAAATCATAACAGCAGGCAAAAATTCGTATTCACCAAACGAACAAATCCAACTGTTGAAAGTTTACAACCGTGTATTTAACATCAACCAACAGCCTACCAATTGCTCAAGTTGTTGGAGAGAAATAATCAATAGATTGCAAAAATTAATTGAACAGTATAAAATAGAAATGAATGAAAACAATTAAACTATTAATCGTATCGGCATTGGTTTTGATGTCATGCGAAAAGAAAACAAAATCAACAGGATGCGATTGCATCCAGAAACATTACGCTAAAGAGGCTCAGTGGAACGGTGTGAGTATGCAGGTCGTTTCAACTTGGCAGTACAACAGTGAGGAAGTTTCAGAGGATTGCAACAATGATGGTAAAGTGATTGAAAAGACCACGAACACTTACTATGTAATTGAGTGTAACTAATGGGTAAACAAGAAAAAGAACAGCGTAATTACAGGCGCAAAGTAATGCGCAATATTATCCATAACATTGAATTTGAAAAAATGGTGAAGGAGATGAATGATGAAGATACATACACACTCAATCATCCTAGTTTCAACAGTGAAAATGGATTGACGCTTACAGGATTACATTGGAAAAATTTACTAAAACTTTGGCAAAGTGGGACGACCTCCTAAAATTGAATCACCAGAAATGCTGTATGAATTGTTTCAGCAGTATAAAAAAGAAGTGAAAAGTACACCTATTTTGGTGCATGATTTCGTTGGAAAAGATGCGAGCGAAGTAAGACGTGAAAAAGAAAAGCCATTGACATTTGAAGGCTTTGAGTGCTTTGTTTGGGAAAAAGGTATATCGAAAGGTATTGACCATATTTTTAGCAATCAACAGGGACGTTATAAACGCTTTTTGTCCATCTGTTCGCGTATTAAGAAAGAGATTCGAGCAGATCAGATTCAAGGCGGCATGGCGGGAATTTACAACCCAAGCATTACACAACGATTGAACAACCTAGTTGACAAGGTTGAACAAACCGTAATCGAACAGCCTTTATTTTCAGACGATGAAAGTGACACCGAAGAAGATGACTAACGGTATCAATGACTTTTATTTGATGCAAATAAGCTATGCAAGTGTTAACACGTATTGGGGTTTTTATTTGTGGTTGAATTAATATGTTCAAGGTAACAACGTGCATAAAAAAGATTCGTGCTTTAACGCGCTTTGTTAAGGGTGTCCAAGGCGGGACATCTGCAGGAAAAACATTCGGCATTTTGCCTATCCTTATTCACATAGCAGCCAAGCATCCAGCGACTGAAATAAGCGTTGTTGCTGAATCAATGCCACATTTGAAGCGTGGTGCGATGAAGGACTTTAAAAAAATAATGATTTCAACAGGGCGTTGGCAGGATTCACATTGGAACGCGAGCGACTTTAAGTACACCTTTGGAAATAAATCAGTGATTGAGTTCTTTTCGGCTGACAACGATTCAAAACTACGTGGCGCAAGGCGTGACTTCCTTTACATGAATGAGTGCAACAACATGACATTCCACGCGTACACTGAGCTTGCATCACGCACCAAAAAAGGTGTGTACCTAGATTGGAATCCTGTCAATGAGTTCTGGTTTCATGAACACTTGCAACATGATGAGGACGTTGACTTTATCATTGTAAACTATCAGGATAATGAAGCGTGTCCTGAAAGCGCGTTGAAATTCATCCTAAAGGCAAAAGAGAAAGCAAAGACTTCTGCATATTGGGATAATTGGTATCGCGTTTACGGTCTTGGTGAAATCGGAAACTTAGAAGGGGTTGTATTTAACAATTATCAACTAATTGACACGATACCAAATGAAGCTCGTTTAATTGGACTAGGCTTAGACTTTGGTTATTCAGATGACCCTGCAGCACTGATTGAGGTGTACACTTATAACGGAAAACGAATACTGAACGAAAAGGTGTACAAGAAAGGAATGTTGAACGATATGATTGCACGCGAAATACCAGATGGTGTAATTGTGTATGCAGATTCAGCAGAGCCAAAATCTATTGCCGAGATACAGCGTTACGGCAAGATGATTCGCGGTGTGACAAAGGGCAAAGATTCGATTAACTACGGAATTGGTGTGATGCAAAGACAGGAATACTTAGTTACAAAGAATAGCCTAAATTTAATCAAAGAATTGCGCAATTACACATGGGCAAAAGATAAACAAGGGAACACATTAGCAAAGCCTGTCGACACTTTTAACCACGCTATTGATGCTGTAAGGTATCACGAAATGGAAACGCTAGGAGTGAATGCAGGATACGGACAATATCATATTTATTAAACATGAAAGTAGAATTAGTAATACCAAGCGGGTTGCATGAGATAACCTTGCAACAGTACCAAGAATACGTGAAGCAAACCGAGAAGTTTGCAGACAACGAAGAAATGATGAAGCTACTAGCAATAAGTTGTTTTTGTCGTGTGCCGTTGCAATACGTTCGGCTAATGAAGAAAATGGACGTTGATTCAATTCACGATGCAATCGCGGGTTACTTCAAAGAAAAGCCTTCAATGCAACCTATCATTGAAATAGGCGGTAAACGATTTGGATTCATTCCAGAGTTGCAAAGTATGTCGTATGGTGAATACTTAGACTTAGATGCAAACTTTAAAGATTGGTCAACCTTTCACAGTGCAATGGCAGTAATGTATCGACCAACCAAGACAATCAAAAAACAAACGTATGAAATTGAAGATTACGAGGGCAGTGCGACTTATTCAGAAGTTATGCTACACGTTACAATGGATGTCGTATTTGGTGCTTCGCTTTTTTTTTATCATTTAGGCAAAGACTTACTCAACGCTTTAGCGGACTATTTAGAGAAAGAGAGCAAGAGTTTGAAGACTTTAGCGAGGCAACACAATTCGGAAAACGTTGGGGAGCATATCAATCAATCTATGTCCTCGCTAAGGGAGATATTACAAAGTTTGATGCTGTTGCAAAAGAGCCACTATTTAAGTGTTTCACCTATTTAGAATTTGAGAAGGAAAAAGCAGAAATCGAATATAGACGAATGCAACGACAAATGAAGGCGGGAATGTAACCCGCTTTTGTTTTATACACATTGACCGAAATCCTATTTTAAAAATAAAGCAATGTCATATTTTCACGTTATAAACACAATCAAAGATGCGCTACTTTTAGAGCCGTTTTGCAATACGGTTACAGAAGGCGACCTTTACGAAATAGATCTGAAAAAACAAACCATATTCCCACTGTCGCACCTAGTAGTTAACAGCGCATCGTTTGAGCAAAATGTAATTCGTTTCAACGTTTCAATCATTGCGATGGATATTGTCGACATTTCAAAGGATATTGAATTTAACGCGTTCAGAGGGAACGACAATGAGCAGGACGTACTGAACACTCAGCTGTCGTTATTGAACCGCGTGTATGAGCGCATTTCTCGTGGTGACATTTACAGTACAAACTTTCAGATTGACGGTGGGAACACGTGCGAACCATTTAGAGAACGACATGAAAACAACCTTGCAGGGTGGACTATGACTTTTGACGTTCTTACACCTAATGACATGACAATTTGCAACGTACATGACTAATGGATAAAGAGGAAACATATAACGCGCTTAAACGCTTTCAGCAGTACGTTGTTCGTGAATCTAGGAGCAACCTTAAACGGATGAAGAAAAATTCATCTAACAAGCTGTATCAATCAATCAAAGGTAGCGTAAAGGTAAACGCAAATAGTTTTGAGTTAGATATTCAAATGTTGCCTTATGGTCAGTTTCAAGATAAAGGAGTTAGCGGTAAAAAGAAAAAATACAACACACCGTATTCGTACAAGAATAAGATGCCTCCAGCGCGAGTATTTGATAAATGGATGGTTCGAAAAGGCATTGCACCACGAAACGAAAAAGGGCAATTTCAAAACAGAAAAGGGTTGTCTTTTGCGATTGCTAGAGGCATTTACATGAACGGAATTAAACCAAGTCTATTCTTTACCAAACCGTTTGAGAAAGCGTTTAAGAAACTTTCCCCAGAATTGGTTGAAGCATACGGTTTAGACGTTGCAGAATTAATGGAATTTACACTACCAAATTTAAGATAACATGGCTAGAATATTCGTGCGTTCACCGTACATTATTGAGATAAATGAAGTAGGACAGCAGTCTACAAAAATAGAGTTGTTCATTTGGAATGGCAACGGTTCAGCACCCGCACAACCGCAATACACACTATCCAAAAACGTACCAAGCGCGAGCAACGTACAAACTCTTTATAATATTTCAAACTACGTTCGTGAGTATATTACGCACTCAGAAGTTCAACCTATTTACAGCGCATCCGTAGATACACCACACGAACAATGGTGCAATGTGATTGTAAAAAAGTATAGTGATGGTGTTTTAATCGACACAGAAAATCACAATGCGTTCGATGGTTACGGTTATTATTCGGAAGGGTATAACCCAGATAACGGTGTAAGTTCGTTGGACGATGGCACATACTACTATTACAATTCAGGAGTTTCACCTGTTACGAATCCATTGCATTTTGCAGGGTTCTTTAGAGCGAGCGGTGTGTTATCTGGGAGTGTTGTTTATACCAACCTAAAAACAGGAGCAACTCAAACGCTATCAAGTTACAGTGTACCACATGATTTTCCATGTGTTTACAATACGTGGTATGGAGATGGAAATAAAGTGGAAGTGAAAAATTCTGTTGGTACTGTGAGAAACACCTACTACTTCCGACCAATTGAAGAATGTAGATACGATGTTGTAACCTGTGACTTTGTCAATAAGTCTGGAGCATGGCAAAGGGCATTTTTCTACAAAGCATCTTCTGAAACGTTAGAAGTGGATAACGCGGAATACAACCTTATGCAAACAGATTCATTGAATTATTCAATTTATGAAGGGCAAAGGCAGGTATTCAATGCGAACGGTAAAGAGTTTATTCGGGTTAATACAGGATTTGTAAATGATGACTATGCAGAAGTGCTTAAACAGTTGATGCTAAGCGAACGAATAATGATTAACAACCAACCCGCAAAGGTACGTACAAAGTCACTAGAAAAGCAGAAACAAATCAACACCAAGATGATTAACTACACACTAGAGTTTGATTATTCATTCGACACAATTAACAGCGTGGTATAATGAAAAGGAGCGTACATATTAGAATTGAGGGTTATTTGCTAGACTTATTCGATGATGAGAAAATAAGCGTTTCTTCATCCGTTCAGAATATTTCAGACATTGCTTTTGTATTCACAGATTTCTCGCAGTCGTTTACCGTTCCTGCATCACCTAATAACAATTGGATATTCGAGCATTTTTACGAATCCGATGTAAACGGTGTAATTGACTATCAGATACGGAGACAGTCAGTTATTGAAGTTGACTTAACGCACTTTCGTTCTGGGAAGATACAACTAGAAAAGGCGAATGTAAAGAACGGAAAACCACACTCTTATTCGCTTACATTTTACGGTGATGTTATCAGCTTAAAAGATGCGATTGGTGAAGCTAAGTTATCGGACTTAGACTTTACACCGTATGCACACACATATAGCGGTACTGAGGTTTTAACGCGTATTCAATCGGATAACTATTCGGTAACTTACCCACTAGTAAGTTCATCGCGTTTATGGGATTACAACGGAGCAACAGCCGCGAACAACATCGACACAACAGGCGGTGCAATAGCGTTCACTGAATTATTCCCTGCGATTAAGAACACCGCAATTTTAGAGCGCATAGAAAACGCCTACGGTCTTGCATTCACAGGTAACTTTATTACAAGTCCACGTTTTGAGCGTTCGTTTCTGTATTGCAAGAATGCGCAAAAGTTTCAGTTCACAACACCACCACAACAAGTAGATATAACAAGCGTTACAACAACAGGTGGTTCAAGTGGTGTAATCAATACAACTACAAACGAAGTAACGGTTCAATATTTACCAACAACACCTGCAGGTTCGATTGTTTCTTTTGGTACGCATACAATATCAATTGCTATTACCAACGTAACCGTACCAACTGCGATTTACTACATTGATATCTTTGCAAACGGAAATCTATTTACAACCGTTTCTGGTTTAGGCAACCAAACATTTACAAACGTTGTGTCGGTTCAGAATATCGCATCGTTAGACACAGTTTACACTTTCAAGATTCGCACCAACCAAGCAATGTCATTAAAGCCTGTTGTGTTTTACAATTTTGGCGGTCTTTCTGTTGGTGGTTCGTTTTATCTGAGTGAAACAGGACAATGCGCTACAATGACATTCACAGCGCAAATGAACGTGAATCAGTATTTGCCAGACATGAAGATATATGACTACCTGTCTGGGTTGCTAAAAAAATTTAATCTAACTATTGAGCCGCAAAACAACACTACGTTCAGACTGTTACCTTTAGAAGATTGGTACGGTGCAGGGCGCGTTTACGATATTACCACTTACACCGATATTGAGAGCATCGACGTTGAGCGTGTTAAGCTGTACAAAAAGATTGAGTTTCTGCATGAGGAATCTGAATCGTTTATGAATAAGGAATATAAGGAACTATTCTCAATCAATTACGGAGATTTGTCTTATGTTTATCCTTATGACGGTGCGGATTACCAGATAAAAGTGCCGTTTGAGAATATCCTATTTCAACAATTCACAGGTTCAAATTTGCAAGTTGCCTACGCGCTTAATCAAGACTTTCAACCGTACATTACCAAGCCGATTATCTTCTACCAATACGAACAAAAAACGTGTTCACAGTGGTACTTCTACAACGGTTCATCGAATGTAGCTGTGACGTCTTATTACCCACTAGGGCAGGATTTGTATTATAATAACTTGAATTACTCATTGAACTTTGGTAACGATGTCAGTTCGTTGTTATTATTCCCAATTACAAACGGTCTGTTCAATACATACTACTTCAACTACCTGAACAATTTATACGATCGTAAAAACAGGTTGACCTACGTTAAAACGGTTTTGCCTATTTCGATTCTGACAGCGTTAAAACTGAATGATAAACTCATTATTCGTGACAAGCGGTATATTATCAACGAAATGAAATCAGACCTTACAAGCGGTCTAGTTGAGTTTACATTGCTGAATGATTTACGTGACGTTTGTAGCAATAACCTGTATCGCGCTGAAAATGCAGGTGGCACTGTTGACGTGAGCATAACTTTACCCAATGGCGTTGTAAGTGCTTTCGTAGATGATACAAGCACAGGTTGCACTGTATCGCCAGACACATTTACAGCGGATGGAGTTTGTACGGTTACAGTGCCTGCGAATGCTTCACCTATTTATTTGCGTTTGACAGAGGATGGTGTGGCACGAATACAAGAAGAAGGTGAACGACATCGAAATGAAGAAGGTGACGATTTGACATACCTAATACCTGTTACATACACCTATACAAACGGTGAAACATATACTTGTTATATTATAATCTCACAATATGATTGATATTCTTTTAGAAATTTTGGCTTTGGATGAATGGCACGGAAAAAGTGCATACATCGACTTTGCAAAAGGTAGCCATAAATACCACACAACCGCAAAGGAAATCTACAAACAAAAGGTGCGTAAAATGCACGCTAAAAAATACGCGTAATGGCTGATAAAAGAGTAATTGAATTAGAAGTTAAGGACAACCTAAAATCTGTAAAACAGCAATTTGCAGAGGCTAAAAAGGAACTTCAACAAATGGCAGCCGCTTATGGCGAATCATCAGCGCAGGCTATTGCAGCCGCAAAACGTGCAGCGGAATTAAAAGACATCATTGACGATACAGGTGAAGCAATTAAGAACTTGCAAGGGGGCGGAGCGTTCACGGCTTTGGGTTCATCGTTGACTGCAACTGCATCTGGATTCAGTGCGGTGCAAGGTGCGCTTGGTTTGGTTGGTGCAGAAGGTGGCAAAGTTGAAGAGGCAATGCTTAAAGTGCAATCTGCTATGGCTTTGGCTCAAGGGTTGCAAGGATTAGAAGATGCAGGACGTTCATTCAAAGCATTAGGTGCTGTTGCTATGGAAACATTCAAAGGTATTAAGGGCGCGTTACTTGCAACAGGTATTGGTGTGTTTATTGCAGCGGTTGGTGCTTTGGCTGCTAATTGGGATAAAGTTTCGGAATCATTAGGCATAAGCAATAAAAAACAAGAGGCATTAAATGAAAGTTTAGAAGCATATCAAACAGGAGCGCAAGAGGCTGCTTTGAAAACGCAAAAAGTAAAGGCTGCTTTCGACATGGCGCGTTCTGGTGTTGTGTCAAAAGAAGAGGCATTAAAGACGTACAACGACACTCTAGGAGATTCGCTTGGTAAGGCTAAATCACTAGATGAAGCAGAACGTCTATACGCGTCTAAATGGCAGGATTATGTAAAGGCACAAGCGAAAAAAGCGCAGGCAAACGCATTATTTGAATTGAGCGCCCAAAAAATGGCTGAGTCTTATACAGCAGCGCAAGAGAATAATATGTCTCTTACTGACAAAGTTTCAGCGGGTATTACACTTGCTTTGGGCAACACTGAAAAAGGTACTCAAAAGGTATTCGATGCTCAGGCAAAGGGTACTAAAAAGCGTGTAAATCAGTTACAGAAAGAGGCGAATACTTTTCAAGAAATTGCAGGTAAACTTCTCACTGAATCCGAAAAGATTGAAAAGCAAAATGGCATATCAGGTGAATCTGCTATTGCAATGGCTGAGAAACAAAAAGAGGCAGCACAGAAAGCAGCGGATGCTAGACGTGAAGCAATTGAGAAAATCAAACAAGCAGAACAAGATTACGCAGATAGCAAACTTTCATCGGATGAATTAGAGATAAAACGCACGGAAGAAAAGTATGCTGAACTAATTGCACTTGCAAAAAAGTATGGTCAGGATACATCGGTTTTAGAGCAAGCGCGACAGGATTCATTGTTTAAGATTCGTCAAGATGCAATACGCAAAGAGAATGAAGATATGCGTGCTGATATTGATGCGCTTAAAAACCGTAAAACAGAAGCCAAAACGATTGAGATAAAGCAGAACGATGATATGCAGAAAATCAATCAAGCGGGCATTGATGCGTATTTATCAGCAAAGAAAAAACAAAGAGATGAAGAGGATAAGCTAGATGAAGCTAGACGATTAAGAGAGGAACAACGAATCCAAACAGCGCAGAATGTACTAAGCACTATTTCATCTTTAACTGAAATATTCGCAGGCAAATCTAAGAAATCTGCTGAACGTGCGTTTAAAGTGCAAAAGGCTGTGAATATTGCGAGTGCTTTGATTGACACATACAAAAGTGCGACCGCTGCTTATGCTTCACAGTTCGTTCCTGCTCCAGATCCAACATCACCAATTCGTGGTGCGATTGCGGCTGCTGCTGCTGTTGCTGCAGGTATTGCAAACGTTAAGAAGATTGCGGCTCAGAAGTTCGATGGCGGTGGTTCAGTATCAGCGGGTGCAACAGGCGGTGGTGGCGGTTCGACAGGCGCGGGTAGCATTACACCTTCATTTAATTTGGTTGGCCAAGGTAGCGAAAACCCACTTAAACAATTCGACACACAACAACCTGTGAAGGCTTATGTAGTGAGTAACGATGTTACAAGTCAACAGGCTTTAGACCGAAACATAGTAAGAAATGCCACGTTTGGATAAACATACAAAACAATTACTGTAAACTTTTAAAATAAAAATAACATGAAGAATCTACCAGAAGTTGAATTGACGATTGAAGATTTTGAAAAGGATGGAGTGTTTGCAATTAGCCTTGTGAAAAATCCTGCTATTCAAGAGAACTTCATTGCGCTTTCAGAACATAAGATTGAACTTAAAGTAACGGACGAAGAAAAGCGCGAGGTAGTAGGTTATGCGCTCATTCCTGACAAACGCATTTACCGTAAAATGCAGGACAAGGAGTTTAATATCTACTTCACAGGTGACACGGTAAAACTAGCTGCAGAACTATTCATGAAGCGTTTGAACTTAAACAACGTTACAAGTGAGCATGAAAAGCCTGTTAGCGGTGTTAGTGTTATCGAATCGTGGATGACAGAAGATGTCAAAAATGACAAAATCAATATGTACGGAATCGAACCAATTAAAGACGGTTGGGCGGTTAAGATGAAGCTATACAATGATGATGAATGGAGTAAAGTAAAAGCAGGTGACTATTCAGGCTTTTCAATTGAAGCTATGTTTTCGGGATTGGATAAACTGTTTAAAGCATCGGACGAAAACGATATCATTAAGCAACTAGAGGAAGTAATTAAAAACAACAAGTAATATGGCTAAAAAGAAAAGCACAAGTCCAGAAGGCGGTAAGCGTGGATGCCTTGGTGAAGATGGCACTTACAGCATCGAAAACTGTAAAGGCGAAACGTTGAACCAAGGAATCGGAGCAACGACAGGTCAAAGATTATCAAACATTACCAACACAAACACGGAGCGTACAATCGTTCGTGTGAGCAACTAAAAAACATACATTTTGTAAATCCTAAATTTTAATTGTATGAAAGAACAAATTAACAACATTTTGAAAGCAGTAGGGTTAAAGGCTGTTGAAGTCAAATTAGCTCAAATGGTTTTGCAGGATGGAGTGACTACAATCGAAGCAGAATCTTTTGAAGCAGGTATGCAGGTTGCTATCGTTACAGACGGTGGTACTGTTGCATTGCCTGTTGGAGAGTATTCTCTTGAAGATGGGCGCGTCTTGGTTGTCGAGCAGGAAGGAATCATTGCCGAAATCAAAGAAGCGGAAGAGCCAGAACAAGAGGTCGAAATTGAGATTGAAGCACCTGAAGCAGTACCTACTGAAATGGAGCAAACAGCTCCTAAAAAGACTGTTGAATCTGTGGTTAAGGAAACGTATTTCAGTGCTGATGAAGTAGCAACTTTAAAAGCCGAAATCGAATCTTTGAAATCACAAATTCAAGAACTGAAAGAGCAAAAGCCTGTTGAACTTTCTACGGAAAGTGATGAGCCTGCTGCTGCTCCTATCGTTCACAATCCTGAAAACGAATCGAAGTCGGAAGGCTTCACATGGGGTGCAAAAGGCGCGCCTTCAATTAAACAATCAGTTTATTCATTCTTAAATAAATAATAAAGATGGCTACAACAACATCAATCACTACAACTTACGCAGGTGAATCAGCAGGTAAATACATCGCTGCTGCATTGCTTTCTGCTCCAACAATTTCAAAAAACCTAATCACGGTTAAACCAAACATCAAGTACAAGCAAGTTGTTAAGACTTTGTCTACTGACGATATCTTGAAAAATGCTACTTGTGACTTTTCGGCTACTTCAACTGTAACAATCGCAGAGCGCGTTTTGCAACCAGAGGAATTCCAAGTGAATTTGGAATTGTGTAAAAAAGATTTCCGTTCAGATTGGGATGCTGTATCTATGGGGTATTCAGCTTTCGATCAGTTGCCACAGTCTCTTGCTGATTTCCTTTTGGCACACGTTGCTGAGAAAGTAGCTGCTAAAAACGAAACGAACATTTGGACAGGTGTTAACTCAAACGCTGGTGAATTTGCAGGATTTGCTACATTGATTGCTGCTGATGCTGCTTTGCCTTCTGCACAAGAAGTTGCTGGTACTACTGTAACCGCTGCTAACGTTGTTGCAGAACTTGGTAAAATCGTTGATGCTTTGCCTTCACGTTTGTACGGAAAAGAAGGGTTGATTTTGTACGTTTCTCAAAACATCTACAAAGCGTATGTACGTGCATTGGGTGGTTTTGCTGCATCTGGTGTAGGTGCTAACGGTACAAACAACCAAGGTACACAATGGTACTCAATGGGTAGCGGTTTGTCTTTCGATGGTATTCCTGTTGAAATGGTGAACGGTCTTGCTGCTAACACTGCAATGTTGACTACAAAAGAAAACTTGTGGTTTGGTACAGGATTGTTGTCTGACCATAACGAAGTAAAATTGATTGACATGGGTGATTTGGATGGTTCACAAAACGTTCGCGTAATCATGCGTTTGACAGCAGGTGTTCAGTACGGTTTTGCAGGTGACATCGTAACTTACGGAATCACTAACTCCGCTAACTAATAACTAGCAAACAAGGTAATGGGGTGGTGCAAAAAACACCACCCTTTTTTATAACATTAAAAATTAAAAGACATGGCTTGCGATATTGCAAATGGTAGAGCAGAATCCTGCAAAGACAGTGTATCAGGATTGGATGCAGTCTACTTTATTAACTACGGAGCGTATGATGCTGAATCTGATGTGACATACGACAATACGAACACTGACTTAATCACTGACGTTGCAGGTGTTACTTCTTTGTACAAGTACGAATTGAAAGGTGCAAACTCATTTGAGCAAACGATTCAAACTTCACGCGACAACGGAACGACATTCGTTGAGCAAGTGTTAACGATTCAGTTGAAAAAACAGGACGTTGCTACACACAAAACAGTTAAATTGTTAGCTTATGGACGTCCACACATCGTTGTTAAGACACGCACAAATCAATTCTTTTTAATGGGATTGGAGCGTGGTTGTGACATGACAGCGGGTACAATTTCAAGTGGTACTGCAATGGGTGATTTCAATGGTTACAATTTGACGTTCACAGCAATGGAGAACATTCCTGCTAATTTCTTGGATTGTGCGAGCGAGGCAACACTTGCAGATGCTTCTGGTGCTGTATTTGGTGCAGGTTCTTCAATCGTTGCGTCTTAATAGATTTCCATTTGTTGAGTTAAGAGGGGTGGCTACGGTCACCCTTTTTTATTAATACAAAATCGGAAATTCGTTATTATAAAAATATGACAATACTAAATGAAACAAACAGCGCGCAAACGTTCAGATTCATGCCACAAGGCACAAGTTTCGATGGTGCTACGGTATTGGATGAATTAAGCGGTGAATTAACGGTGCTTACTATTTCAAATATTCAGATACCAAGCACAAGTGGGAACTATTACTATTCATTCAACGCGATATTTCCAACGGTTCAAAATCGGTTTTACATTGTTAAGGTTTATAACGGAACGGATTTAGTGTTTTACGACAAAGTGTTCTGCACTAATCAACCGCTAACATCGTTTACAATTAACAACGGTCAATATACAGCAACAAGCACTAATAACGAATTTGTTTTCTATGAGTGATAATAATACAAACGTTCACGTATTGCAACTATCGTCTTACACTTCACCTGTGATTCAGGAAAGTAAAAAGGATGAATGGGTTGAATACGGAGCAAACAACGACTTCTATCAGTACTTGATTGACAGGTACACAGGAAGCGCGACTAACAATGCGATAATTAACAACATTTGTCGTTTGATTTATGGTCGCGGTTTGGGTGCATTAAACGCATCTCAACACCCGAATGAATATGCGCAAATGGTAACGCTATTCCCTAAAGAGGAAGTGCGTAAAATGGTCGATGATTTGTACCTACTAGGTGGTGCAATGATTCAGGTTATTTACAGTAAAGACCGTAAAAAGATTGTAAGCGTGTATCATTCACCTGTTCAGCTTTGGAGATCTGAAAAATGTGATGAAAACGGAGACATTAAAGGGTATTACTATTCTGACAATTGGAACGACACAAAGAAGTTTCCACCTAAAAGAGTACCTGCGTTTGGTACTTCAAATGAGGGATTAGAGGTTATGTTCGTTCGCAAGTATACTGTGGGGATGAAATACTATTCTTTAGTAGATTACCAAGGTGCTTTGCCTTATGCGTTGCTAGAAGAAGAGATATCAGACTACCTTATAAACGAGGTTCAGAATGGCTTTAGCGGTACAAAGGTTGTAAACTTCAACAATGGCATTCCAAGTGAGGAACAACAGAATGTAACTAGCCGAAAGGTATTGAACAAGCTGACAGGTTCAAAAGGTCAAAAGGTTATCGTATCATTCAACCAGAATGCAGAAATGCGTACAACGGTTGACGATATTCCTTTGAACGATGCACCGAAACATTACGAGTACTTAAGTGAAGAATGCCTGCGTAAAATTATGCTTTCGCACAACGTTACTAGTCCGCTATTATTTGGGGTTGGTTCGGCAAATGGATTCTCATCCAATGCTGATGAAATGCGAAACGCTGCGATTTTGTTTGAGAATATGGTAATCAATCCTAAGCAACAAGTTTTGATTGATTCTTATTATACCATTTTATCATATAACGGAGTAAACTCTTTAGAACTATACTTTGATTCTTTGAATCCACTAGATGCATCTGGTGACCTTACAAAAGATGATTCTAATTCTCGCGTAATTGAAGCCATCAACTCGCTTTCTCCATTGGTTGCAAATAAGGTTTTGGAATCAATGACACCTAACGAAATACGCGCATTGGTTGGACTTGAAGCGGAAAGCGGTGGCGGACAAATTGCACAACCTGTTGAGATGTCAGTTTGCCTATCACATAAAGATGACTTAAACGATGATGAATTTAACGGCATATTAGAAACACTTGAAGGTGAAAGTCTAGACGATGAGTGGGAATTGGTTGACACACGCGAGTATAAAGAGGGTAATGAGTCTATTGAAGATTGGGCAAATCGTTTGATTAAACCAAAAAAGACGTTCCTCACAAAACTTGCAGAGGTTATCAAAGCACAACCTAGCCGAGATAGCTACTTAGACAAATCAGTTTACAAAGTGCGTTACCAATATTCGGAGCGTTATTCATCCGCAAACAGTCGCGAATTCTGCAAGCAAATGATGAGCCGTACAAACAGCGGTGTTGTTTATCGACTAGAAGATATTGACCGCGCAAGCCGTGCAGGAGTTAACAAAGAATTAGGACATGAAAAACAGCCTTATGACCTATTCAAATTTAAAGGCGGTGTAAACTGTTCACACTATTGGTCAGAGGCTTTGTATCGCCTTAAAAAGGACACAGAATTTAAATCATTGAGTTCAGCTAAAGAGGTGAGTTCAATACCAAAGACATACCAACCTAGACCAACAGGAAACGCACAAAGTAAAATTGCTCCAAAGGATATGCCTTACAACGGACATCATCCTAATTGGATAAAGAAAAACATCGGGTAAAATGGCAGAGGCACTTTTAATCAACAGAAACGATCTGGTTAAATTCACTTCCTTAAATGGAAATGCAGATACGGATAAGTTCGTGCAATACATCAAGATTGCACAGGATATACATTTGCAGAATATACTAGGCACACGGTTATTGAATCGCATTAAATCAGATATTGAAGATAATACATTGTCAGGTGATTATTTAACGCTTGTAACTGAATACATAAAACCTGTGTTAATTCATTGGGCAATGGTCGAATATTTACCGTGGGCGGCTTATACGGTTGCAAACAAAGGCGTATTTAAACACGGTGCTGAAAACAGTGAGAGCGTTGATAAGAATGAGGTTGATTTCCTAGTAGAAAAGGAACGACAAACAGCGCAAAATTACACTGAGCGTTTGAACGACTACATCTGCTACAATCAAGATTTGTTTCCTGAGTATAACGAAAACTCAAATGCTGACGTATCACCAGATTCAGACAATTATTTTATCGGATGGGTACTATAAAACAAAGTAAGCCGCGCCAAAAGAACGCGGAGAAAATTAAGATTTACCTTAAATCATTAGAGAATGTCAACAAAAAAAATAAGTGAACTTCCTGCTAAAGGCTCAACAATTGGCTCAACAGACTTGGTCGAAATTTCCGAACCAGATGGATTAGGTGGCTACGTTTCAAAGCGCGTTACAGGTGCGCAATTAGGAGATACCAATATCTACAACACAAACGGAACGTTAACAGGTAATAGAACTGTAACGCAAGCGGGTAACTCATTAACCTTTTTAGGCACAACCAACGGAGTAGTGGTCGAAAGCGCATCAACCACACGCTCACTTTACGGATTGAACACAGGCAACGGAATTGGTGTGCTTGGTGTTGGTGGTTCTGAAGATGGTGTAAGAGGTGAGAGTAATAGTGGAGCGGGTGTTAGCGGTTTAAGTAATACTGATTACGGTGGGGTTTTTAATGGTGTAAGCGGTGTATTAGGACAAGGTGATACATACGGAGTTGTAGGTGTATCTCGTGGTTCGGGTGTTTACGCTTACTCAACAGGTACTGGTTACGGTGTTGTGCCTTATGAAAACACAGGTTCATCTGGTGCGTTGAATTGTCAAGGTAAAGCGTTATTTAACGGCACTGCCGCAACAGGTTCATCGTTGGTTCAGATTGATTCGACCACTCAAGGTGTTCTGTTACCTCGCATGACCACTACACAACGCAATGCGATTGGCTCACCCGCAACAGGATTGGAAATCTACAACACAACAACGAATCGAAAGGAAGTTTACAACGGTACGTTTTGGCAAGGTATTTCGATGCGATTTTTGCAAGTGCTTTTTTCAACTTGGAATCCAACGGATGCGCAGACAGTAGCATTCGGAATGGCAGCGGGTACTCCTCAATTGGCATCGTTATCCCCCGCTCCTTTTGAAATCGTTATGCGTGGAAATGGTGTGATTCGTGGGTGCGACTTTACAACATTTGCAGCGGGTGTAGCGGGAACTAATGAATCTTGGTCATTGTATGTTCGTCACCAAGGAACGGATTACCTTGTTCAAACAGTTGCATCGAATACAGCCGTGCGAACGTTCACAAATACCTCACTTAACATACCATATGTAGCGGGTGACATTGTGCGTATGGTATTCATTAACCCTACGTGGGCAACTAACCCTACAAACGTTGTGGGCGGTGGATTTTTAACACTTCAATAATTTTTATCATGGCAGAAAAACTAATAAATTCAGGTGACCTTATTCGTAAAAGGTCAATCAAAGGAATAAACGTCAACATCGATGGCGATTCTATTCAGATAATGTACAACGAATGGCTTGAAATCAACGATGAGAAAATCATTGATTCGATTCAAGTAAAGTCTTATATGCGTTCATTTACGGCATTTTCACAGTTGCCACAAGTCACTTCGTTAATGGATATGATAAACTTAGACTTGCAACGTGATAACCCGCAAGAACCAGCGAATAGTTAAATTGTTAGTTCTTGTTAATCAATAATTAGTACTTTTACGCACACACACTTATAAAAGCAATGAATGCCGAAAAAATTATTCAATTTGTCAAGGTCAACGGAGGCGCAACGGTAGCCTTATTCCTATCCTTAATCTACATTAACAAGTTGGAAACACGACTTGAAAGAGTAGAGCAACAGTTACATGATTGCTACACACGTAGCACTGCGATAAATTTGCTTGATTACAGTGGCACTCGACCCAATCAGTTAGTGTGTGTGCTTCCCAAAGAAACTAAAATCGAAACGAATGGAAAAAGGAAAAATCAAAAAATTGCTTAAGAGATTCACGGCAAAGACACCCGCTGCGAATAAAAGACGTGGTCGACTTATGACCGTAATTGGTACGGCTGCAAGTGCGCTACTTTTGGCTGGTGTAGTAACCGCGCCTTTGGGTATTGCTGCACTTACAACAATCGCAGCGTTATCGGGTGGAACTGCACTATATGATGGTGCGCAAGTTGAATCTAAAGAGCAAGAAGATGAGCAAGGGGAATAATATTCATGTAGTTGATTTGGTAGGTGACCAAGTGCAAATTGGTATGTTCAGTGACTTACATTGGGATAATCCGAAAACACGGTTAGATGTCCTTAAACGTGACTTAGAACACTGCAAGAAAAACAACATTCCAATGTTTTTTAACGGAGACACATTCTGCCTTATGCAAGGGCGCGGTGATCGTAGAGGAAACAAATCAGACATTCGACCAGAACACAACAATGCTTTCTATTTTGATTCCATCGTTAACACAGCGGTGGATTTCTTTTTGCCATACGCTGAACACATCATCGGATTTGGTCAAGGCAATCATGAGACAGGTATAATTAAGCACCAAGAAACGGACGTATTAAAACGCTTTGTTGACTTACTCAACGCGAAAGCAAATACCAAGATTGAGGTGGGAGGTTACGGTGGTTGGATAGTTATTCGACAACGTCTATACAATAGCAGCGCACAGAAAAAGACGTGGAAGATAAAATACTTTCACGGTTCAGGCGGTGGGGGAATCGTTACGAAAGGTGCGATTAACCTAACCAGAGCAATGGAAACTTATGAAGATTTCGATGTGTTCTCAATGGGTCACATTCATGAAAATTGGGCGTGGGATGTTAGAAGAGATACACTAAAAAACCATCCTAAAAAAGGGTACTACGTTGACCAACGACAGATTCACATGATGATTACGGGTACGTATAAAGAGGAATACGGAGATGGCTCAAAGGGATGGCATATCGAAAGAGGCGCACCACCTAAGCCAATCGGAGGGCGTATCCTACAATTCACTGCAAAGCCAATGACCGTAGAAGGTGAGCTGAAAATCCACAACCAAATTGATTCATTTAAATTTCCACTATGAAAGAAGTAAAAGTAAACCCAAGTCAACTGCAAGATTTTGACATTTTATTTTGCGTAGGTGATGGCTTATTGAGCAAGGCAATCACAACCATTGCAAACAGCGAGTTTTCACACGCTGGTCATTTCCGATTGATTAACGGCAAACCATACGTGGTCGATGCACAACGTGAGGGACTGACAGCAAAGCCGTGGGATGAGTGGGTAGAGCGTTTTAATTACAAATTCATCGTAATGCGTGAGACAACGATGACCGAGGAAAAGCGCAAGCAATACGAGGAAATCGAGTTTGACTTATTAGGCACACGTTACGACTTTGAATCGCTCGTTATTCGTCACCCGAGAAAAAGATTCATCGACTTGTTAAATCGCATCTGCAAAAAGAAGCGTGACAATTGGAACGAAAAGAGCAAGGATAAGGAGCAGAAACGTTTATACTGCACTGAACACGTTGCGTTAGTGCGAGGTTTTGAGAACGCACAACCGACACCGAAAGACCTTTTATTTGAAACTATTGAAAAAGGGTATTCCCGGGTAGTATTTTAATTCGTACATTTACACAGTTTTTGTTCATAGTTAGGTTTTGGCGCATTCTTCGGGGTGCGCTTTTTTATTTTAAAAACTATTTGTATATTTGCTCCGTGAGGTGGAGCGGTTGGTAGCTCGTTTGGCTCATAACCAAAAGGTCGCAGGTTCGAGTCCTGCCCTCGCAACAAACTACGCTAAGCGGAGGATACTGTTCTCCGCTTTTTCTTTTACCACTCATCAAGTTTATTTACCGCTCATCACATTAACGGAAATCGAACGACTTTATTAAGTACGTTTGTCATGTAATCAAAAACAAAAATTATGAACACAACAATCACAAATCAAAACATTAAAAGAGGTAACGGTTACGGTCAATATATCGTTACAGGAATAGTTAACGGAGTTGATGTAAAGGCTCACACAACGAATAGCGAAGCGTTCGATTGGTTTGGCGACGATTCAAACGATGAGAAACACATTGATGCAATATGCTACGTTGACAGTCTACTTGTTAGCACATACGAAAACCTTTAAACTTAACAATATGGAAGAAAAACAAACGACAGCCGTTCAGTGGTTGGTAGAAGTATTCAAGCAAAAACTAATAGGTCATGATTTGCCTCAATGGGTTATCGATATAATCAAACAATCCAAACAGATGGAAAAGGATCAGATTAAGGAAGCATTTGAGATTGGTTATAATAATGGTGCTTGTGTACAAGAAGGCAACGCTATTTATCACGGAAGTAATTACTACAACGAAACCTTTAAACATTAACAAAATGGAAGTAGCACTATTAGCATTCGGAATGATTGCGCTAATTACCCTTGCGAGGGCGATTAAGTCACTTGACAGAAAAGAGGATGAACTAACTAAAAGATTTGAGGAATGACAGCGAGAGATAAGGCGATAGCGTTGGTAAGAAGTTTTTCAAAACAAATGCCTCCAAAGGTAATACCAACGGCATCTACAAAATCGGGTGAGTTATCTTGTAATATTGATTTATTTGCAAATATTCCAAGAGCCAAACAATGCGCACTAATTGCGGTGGATGAGATAGAGTCTTTACTACATTTTTACGTGGTTGGTCATAATGAAAGAGAAGAAAGAAAATTCTGGGAAGACGTTAAAACCGAAATCGAAAAGCTATGAGAAAGAAAAAGGAAGTTAGGACAATGTTAGGGTTCAAATCGCTAAAGGACTTACTAACCGAAAAGAAACCATTTGCGGTGGTTCAACACTTCATTGGCGCAAGATTTGACGATGAGAGGGATAAGGTGTTTGAAAGCATTTGGTACTGCGACAGACGTGGACTGTTGACAAGGGAACTATGCCACAAAGAGGTACAGCTACTATTCAGCAACTTGCACTTATTCAGAAAGGTCATTGAGGGCAAAGATGGCACGGTTTACGAACACCAATACTTTGAAGACTACTATCGGGCAAAATGCTTAAATTCGTAAATAAAAAGATATGACAATTAAAGAAATAGCGGAGTCCTACATCGGACAAAAAGAGAAACGCGGGAACATGGGATTCATTGATGAATCATTCGACAAGAAAATGCGAGGTGTTGGGTTCTATGATGGTGCGCCATGGTGTGGATTCTTTGCCATGCTTGTATGGAAGGAAGCGGGTCAGAACATTAGCCTGTTAAGCGCATCTTCAAGACGTATCATTGAGAAAGCAACCAAAGCACGTAATTGGCATAGCGAACCTAAAGAGGGTGCGGTAGTTGTTTGGGCAACTTTCAGATCGGGAAAACGTCAAACCACAGGACATATCGGAGTCGTTACCGCTGTCGATGGCATGACCTACACAACGGTTGAGGGAAACACAACAGAGAGAGGTGGTAGAGATGGTGTAATAGTTGCACAACGTCACAGGGTGTTAAGCAAAGAGGCTTGGCGGGTCACAAATGGTTTGCGCCTTTTGGGATTTGTTTACCCAGAATAAACAACGCAATGACTGTTTCGGTGGCTAAAGTCGACAATGCAAATGAAACAACCGATTAACGAGATGCACCTCTGATTTAAGTGCCTTAGACACATTGCAAGGATAGGAAGTTTAACCGCTTCCTATTTTTTTTTATTTTTTTTCATGCAATTGTTGTATGTAACAAAATTAGTTCTATATTTGTGTATGTCAAACGAACAAAAACAGAACAAAATGGAAACTTTAAAAGACATCAAAACAGCTAACACAGTAGAAGTCACAACTGAAATGTTAGAAATGTTGAAGAACACACAAGAGTTTGGAAAACGATTCTTTAACGAACAGCCTTACTCAATCCTTGACATTCAATTAAGAATCAACAGCTTTGAAAGAAAAGGTTTTTCAGTAATCAAATACACAGACGGAAATAACATCTTAGTTGCAGTAAACAACAAAATTTGGGATGGTGTTTCAATGTTAAGTAAGTAATTAAAAAACGAGGGGCGCGACTCGGTAACGCGCACTAAAACAAAACAACATGAACAATTTACAAGAAAAAAACAAGTTAGTCACTTTTGATAATTTATCTGTAAAGTCTAAGGATTATGCTTTATGGGATATAGAACAGCAAAACAAAGTTGCTAAACACATGGAGTTATTATGTGAAGAGGTAACTAAATCAAATTCTCTATTTTACGAGAATGGTGTTTGGGCAATGTTTATTTAAAATCAAAAAACACAAAACAACATGAACAAGTTAGACCAAACATTAGACAAAGCTATCAAGCAACTTAACGCACTCACTTCTTATGAGGGTGTTATTGAGGAAATCTACGAAGGCGGTAGACAGCCGAAAAGAATAACCGAAATCTATTGCAATACAGCAGAATTTCACTACGAAATTGAAATCATTACAGGCAAACTGATTCAAGTAACAGGCAATGTAAAGTTCGATTCTGATGGCTTGTACTGCGATATTGACCAAATACTTAAAGAGGATGGTTTTGGCGATTACTTGGTGCTACCTGATTACCTACTTGAAACAGTGCGTACCATGATTCACAACCGAGTTAATCACAAGGTAGGTGACGAATTAGAAGAGGATTTCTTAGAAGCGCAACGCGAATCCTACGAAGCTGATTACGATTGCGACAGATACCACGCATACAGAGAAAACGGAATATAAACTAAAACATAAACAGAATGAAAACTTACCACATTTGTTGGCTCATTGGAAAGGATGAGCAAGGCTTAGACCTTCTAACAGGAATTACGGTTTTTGCCGAATCAATCGAAGATGCCTTGGCAAACTTCAAGAAAGAATACAATGTTGAACCTTATTACATCACACGAAAATGAGACGATTTAAACAACTGATATACCTCTTCGCACTGATTGGTGCGTGTGGTATGTTTTACGTAGCGGGACACAATAACGGATACGATTTAGGATTCGATAGCGGTGTTGAAACAATGCGACAGAGTATCATATATGAGACTCTGATTCCCGAATCATTACATGATGTTGAACGATTAATTGAAAAGCGAAATGAAAGCAAATGAATTGAGAATTGGGAATTTTGTCAACGGAGAAGTTGAACAAGAAGATGGAAGTACGAAATTGTACACTGTTAAAATACTTGCTGTTGATTCAACTTCTTCACTTGGTGAAGGCTGGGATTTCCTGCTTGAATCAATGACAAAAACAGAAGAAGAAATTGAAGTTTATGAAGATTTACAACCAATCCCACTCACAGAAGAATGGTTGCTTAGGTTTGGGTTTGAAAATTACGGTGTCTTTAGACTAAAGTTATCTGATGACACTTATTTAAGAGGTCATATTAATTCAAAAGGATTTAACATTGCCTTAGATGAATATGATCTTATTGGAGATAGGGAAACAGTGTCTTTACGTGTAATTAAATACGTACATCAATTACAGAATCTTGTGTTTTCACTCACAGGCGAGGAACTAAAACTGAAAGACGATGAGAACAATTGACAAACTAAACGCAAGCCGCGGAATCAAACCAACGGTGTTTTCTCCGAATTGGCTAAGCGAATATACAAAAGTAAAGTACATCCCGAAAAATGGGGTTGGAACGAATAAGAATGTATCAAGTGATCTGTTCGATGAAATTATTAAAATCGAAATGAAACAAGATGTAGTTCATTGTGTTGGACTTCGTGGCAAAAAAGCAAACCATTTTAATACTGAGCAAATGAAAAAACAACTACTCCGCGAGTTCATGCGGTTACTGAACGACAATGGAACGAATTTAAAGGACTTTTGCGCTAAGCATGACATGAACTACAACACGGTCTATCAAAAGCTGTCACGCTACAATATCAACATAGACGAGATGAACGAGTTGATTAGCTTGGTAGATGAAAACAAACGGCTAAAAATTATAATATGCAAGGGAGAATAACAGACGAATCTTTGAAAAGAAGAGTAAGAAACTACTTGCTCATCATGCTATCCAGAAAGGGGATTGATTTTGCGGAGTTGTGCCGGGTGCATAACGAGGACTACAACAACTTGTATTCACGTGCAATGAATCAAAGCGGCATCGACTTAGAACACATTAACTATGTTCTGAAATTAGCAAACTACACGCACCGAGTTGACTTCATCAATGGTGACTTCTGCGAGGTGTATGAATCAAAACTATGATAATCGAGATAATTAGCGAGGTGTATTACGTCTTTGACTTTCCAATGATGGACGTACTTTGCGAGGACAAAGGAAAGAAGTTTGAAGCTACTATTTGCTGTCATCACATTGAGATTGTAAAGAACGCTGAACTGCCTTTCTCGCTTGAAAATGTGGATTATCAACTAAAACTATTTTGAAATGACAAAAAACGGGAAACTTTTGGCAGCCGTGGCACTTGGTCCAGTGGTTGCTGACTTCTTAGAAGATGCAGAGCTTCGCTTTGAAGCAAAGAAAAGAGCGAATAGAATCATTGCGGAAATACGCTCATTCGATGAGTGGATTTTGAAAGGAACGGAATCACAAGTTCATGAACAACAGATAGACATTCAGCGAGCGTTCAGGCAATGGATTGAAACTAATTTTACAGAGGATGAAAACGAGGCTACCGATTAAACCGCTATCGACCAACAACGCATGGCAAGGAAAAAGATTCAAGACCCCTGCATATGTAAAGTTTCAGCGAGATATGCTTTTATTATTGCCTAACTTGACGTTACAAAGCATTTCGGAAGTTCACTTACACTTCGGGTTCAGTTCTAAACTTAGCGACCTTGACAATGCCGTCAAACAATCCTTGGACTGCATCGTGAAAAAGTACGGGATTGACGATAGGTACATTAACAAGATTGTGTTAACAAAAGAAATTGTGCAAAAAGGATGCGAGTTTATTGATATTCAGATTTTTTAGTATATTTGCATACGGTTCGGGTCTCAAACAAGTGAACCAAAGGAATTATTAACAACCCTTGTAAGAAGTCAGACGTGAGACCCCTGATGGATTACAAGGGTTTTTTAATACCCAAAATTATGAAATACATTATTAACGATTGCAGAAGTGACCAACACTTAGTTATTAACTTGATTTCTGAAAGCACTATCAACCTCTTAATGGTTGGTTATGATGAAGAAGAGTTATCAATAGAAATGCACAAAAGCGATATTGACGAGTTGATAAATTGTTTACAAATGTTAAAAAGTAAAATGAATTAGCCATGTCTGGTTACATTAAATTGTTCCGTTCAATAGTCGATTGGGAGTTTTGGGATGACCACAACACGACACGACTATTAATTTATTTGCTTGTTTCTGTCAACCATGAACCAAAGATTTGGAGGGGTGTTGAAATTAAAGCAGGTGAATTGATTACATCTTACGAAAAGCTAGCAACAGCAACGGGTTTGACAGTTAGTCAAGTGAGACGTTCGTTATCTTGTTTGGAACACGACAATCAAATAACACGCAAAACGACAAACAAACATCAGGCTGTAACCCTTGTCAAATGGGAAGAATTGCAACTTGAGACAAAACAAAACCGCAGGCAAAAGTCACCAAAAAAAGCAACAACTAAAGAAGTATATATATCTACTAACGTAGATAATATACAAGAAGACAGTAGCGAAAAAAGTCACAGTCTTATTTTGTGGATTGAAAAGAACGCCCCAAGAGTTAACCAAATGAATGAGCCGTTCACAATTGAACAAGCTGAAAAAGTAAAGCAAGAATACAACGCTAAACACACAGCCGAAGTATTGGAATCAATGCACAACTACAAAAAGTTGATTTCAGATAATCAAAGTGCATATCTCACTTTTTTGAATTGGATGCGTAGAAGACAAAAGACTGATGCCACATACGGACTGAAACAAGAAGAAAACGACAAACAAAAATTCAAAGCAGCATGGCAATAGAAGGATTTGAAATAACCAAAGCAAGTGATGTCGATTTGAAGCTGAGAAAGTACAGAGATAATTACAACACGAAAGGGCAGTACCTTGGATTTGCAGACATAGACAAGCACTATTCAATGATGCTTGGAACGTGTACAGATTGGACAGGATTTCCAATGTCAGGGAAAACACAGGTGCTTATGGAGTTGCTGATGAACACATCGAAGTACTACGGTTGGAAGCACTTGGTATATTTTCCTGATGTCGGGAACAACGTGGAGATTATTGCAGACCTAATCCACAAAAAGACAGGTAAAAGTTTTAACCCAGACAGTCACAATGCGATTACTGATGCTGAAATTGCAAACGAGATTAATTGGATAACGCACCATTTCAAGATTTTGACCAAGTCAAACGTGAAAGCAAAGATGACACCGTTTCAATTTTGGGATTTTGCAGTTGAATTGAAAAAAAGCGAAGGATTAGAAACTGCTTGTATTGATTCTTGGAAGGATTTATCACACCCATACAACGAGTTTGGAGGTTATGCAACTTATTTGGAGGTTGTTTTACCTTACAGAAACCAAATTGCAGAAGATAATAACTTACATTTGCACACAATCATTCACCCGAAACTAACGGAAAAGGTACAAGGGAAAAGATTAGCACCTACACCCTACGATCTGAAAGGTGGTTCAGAATGGTTTAACTCCGGGAAGTGTATGGTAACGGTTCACCGTGAAGATATAACCACAAACCAAGTGCAGATATTTTTCAATAAGATTAAGCCGAGGTCATGTGGTAGTGTTGGGGATTGTGTTCTGCATTTCGATTTAGACAAGTTGGTCTATTACCAAAACGAATTGAAAGGAAACTATATTGAAAAGATTTACGCAAGTCCAAAGGATGCGCCAATGAATAAGCAACAAGTAAACACATCGTTAAACAGATTTCAGTCGAATTTTGAGAACGATTTACCATTTTAAAAATTAAGTTATGTTTGAAGCAAGCAAAGCAGAAGTACTTCGCAATTGTAGTGACGAAGTAAAGAGAGAGCAAATAAAGCGTTTAGAGCAACTAATAGGCAAGCGGTCAATAGCAAGTACCATTCTTTGGCTAAAGTCGCTTAGAAAGCAAGCAGAAGCGAAAAACAGCCATTCTTTTGTACAAACCTGTACGCACGAAATTGAAAATTTAGCGTTAACGTACAATCAGTACGAAGAATTGCAACGAGAATTGGAAGTTGCTCGCAGTCGGGCAATGGATTTGGAAGGCAAGTTAATTGTTCAATTGCAAGTGAATGAGCAATTGCGTAGAGTGGTGCGAAATTATGAGGCTGAATTTGGCAAATAACCACTCATCAAACCTACCAACCGTTCATCACAATATAGAGCCATGAACGTAGGGAAATGAGTAAATTTGAGGAAATAAAAACAAATAACTATGAAAAATCTATTCAAATCATTGGCTACTTTTCAGCAAGAAGTGCCTGTAATTTTTAAAGACACCCAAGCGTATGGGTATAAATACGCAGACTTACCACGCATTTTTGAGGTTATCAACCCACTAATGAAGTCGAACGGGTTAGGGTTTACCCAATTGATTGAGGGTGACGTGTTAAAGACAATCGTTTTCCACGTAGAAAGTGGTGAATTTATCGAATCCACATTGAACATACCGCAAGACGTTCAGTTAAAAGGGATGAATGAATTTCAAGTAATGGGTTCGGCTATTACTTACCTTAGACGTTATGCGATTAGTTCAATGCTTGGACTTGTAACCGACAAAGATAACGATGCGCAAGGTGAACAACTACCTAAACAACAACCACAACCAGTAAAGGAAAAACCGTTATTTACCGAGGCTAATTTTGAAAAAGCAAAAGCAGCGGGTGCGACTATTGACCGAATCAAACAAGCGTACACAATTACACCAGATGTTGAAAAAAAATACTTAGACTATGCAAAGAAGTAATGAATGGTATGAGCAGAGACTTGGACGTTTTACAGCGTCCGAGATTCACGCTCTAATGGGTGCAAAAGCACTTGGTGAAACGGGTTTATCACTCGCACGCAAAAAAGCGCAAGAGATTGTATTTGGACGTGATGAATCATGGAATGTTGAAACTTGGGATATGAAAAGGGGTATTGAACAAGAGGAACGTGCATTTGATATATTCAAGGAACGCATGGCAAAAGAGTTTATCGAAGTTGAGAAAGCATCGTTTTTCCCTTTAGGTTTAAATTCGGGCGCATCTCCAGATGGATTAGTTGGACAAAATGCAGTTTTAGAAATCAAATGTCCACGTCCTGAGAAGTTTTTTGAACTGATTGAAAAGGGAACGGATGCAATTGATAAAAAATACTACTATCAAATGCAACTACAAATGAAATGCACCAACTCCGAGCAATGCCATTTTTTCAATTACGTTGTTTGGAATGGTCAAGAATTGACACATGAAATAGTGGTAAAATATGACCAAGCTGTAGTTAGCAAAATACTTGAGCGAATTGAAAGCGCGGCAAAAGAAAGAGATCTGATAGTTAAAGACTTAATCGAAAATTGCCAATTTAAAGAATTGTTGAAGCCTTACGGTAGGTAAAAGAACACGTGACACTTGCACGGAATTACTTTGATGAGTTGATGAGCGGGTATGTGCGCTAACGGTTTGCAGATTTGCGATGGGCGGGATTAATAACTAAAAAAATTGATATGAAAACAGAACTTAATAAAAACGAAAAACTTTCAACGGAGCAGGAAACCCCGCCTATTGCAAATGTGCTGTTACCTGCCGTTTTTTCTTCAGATGAAATGATTGCTTTCGGAAACTTTATCCGAGATAATTATTATGTAGCAGGTTCACCAAAAATGTTATCCTATAACCCATCTAAATACCCACACGCAAAAGTTGACGAAATCTTTGTGTATTGGTGTCTTGAAAATGGCAGGTAACGGTAAGCAAGTAGGCGAAGTATTAATGCGAAATTTTAAAAAGATATGGAATTAGAAAAAGTATTTGAAACAATAAAAGAACAATGCGATAAAATCGAACATCAAAGAAAACTTGATTTTATCAAATGTTTAGAGAACACGAAAGGAACTGATAAAATTATAACAAAAGTTCGTGAGAAAGGTGTTCCAACACACTTAATGCTAAGTAATGAATTAGAAAAGTTAATACCTAAAGAGAATAGAATTAGAACGTTTTTAACAGTCGTTCCATGTTCTCATTTTGAACCAAATCAAATGTTCTTTTATTGGCATAAAGAAATGGATTTTATACAACAATCTTTGAAGCATTAATATTTTGCTTACTTGCTGTTAGTGTTTCGTTTTAATGAACACTAACGTTTGTAGCCTTGTGCTGGTGGCTTGAATCAAGACCATTGCCAACAAAAATAAAACAATAATTAAGACTATCCGAGTCATTTCGGACACAAAACCATAAGCCACTAGCTCAAGACTACTGTTAGTGGCATACCACGAAAAACTTATAAACTATGCAATATATTTTAAACGAAGAAGAAATGTCGAATTTAGTTCAAAGAACAGAACTAAAAGAAATGACAAATAATTTTGAAATAGCATTAAAAGCTTATCAAGAGAGTGGAAAATGTGTTCCTCATTGGGGTTGTCATGAATGTCCATTGTGTAGCATAAACATTAAAAGACCAAAAATTTGCGACAAACAAAGTCTAGGTAAATAGGCGGTTGCCACTAACAGTCGTGCAGGCGGTCGTTTTAATGCCGCTTGCGCTTTGTTAGCGACGAGTTGAAAGAATATTAATTAAAATGATATGAGCAATAGAAAAAGAATTTGGGAATTACCACAAAAAGATTTTGATTCAGAAATCATTAATAATTGCTTTTTTGTAGACGAAATCAACACTCCAAACATGAGCGCAGTACCTTTGAAAAGTGTATTTGATGAAATTATTAAAAGAGCAAAACAACAAGGTTTAATTGTGCAAATGCAATCAGATAGCATTGCTATTATAAATTATAATAACCAAGACGAAAATGGAAACACGCGAAATTAAGATAACCCGCGAAACAGCGGAAAAATCGAATACAAGTTTTTAGATTGAGAAAAAGCCTCACTTGAATAGTGGGGTTTTGTTTTTCCAAAAAGTTGTATATTAGCGACATGAAATAGCAACCCGATGAGCGAAAAAGAATTGATTTTGAATAAAGTAGCCGAGCATCATGATATGTGGGTGCGAATTATTAAGACGTTTGGCGAATCGGATTACTGCGAGGACTTAGTGCAAGAAATGTACTTGCTCATGCACAAATACGGTAAAACGGAAAAGGTGCTAAATAAAAACTCAGTGAACATTCCATACGTTTACAAGACATTACAAAACATCTTCATTCAATTCAAAAGGCAACAGGATAAAATCAAAAAGGTTGACATTGAAGCAATCAGAAACTTACCAGAGCCACCTTGCGTTGTCGAGTATATTCAAAAGCAAACGGAGATTTTTTACGCTACACAAGAACAGATAAAGAAGCTTGATGAATACGAGCAACATTTGATAACAATTAACGTTAAACATGAAAAGAGTTACCGCGATATTCAAGAGGCAACAGGAATAAACAAAGACTATCTGTGTAAAGATATGAAGGCTATACGATCAAAATTCAGTGACATATCAGAAGATTACCAAGACTT